CGTCGTCAAACTCAACGAGGTCTTCGCCCTGACGGAGGCGGACACCGGCCCCCTTGAGCGCAGCGACAGACGGCTCGCCCTTCTGGGTGAACATCGCCAACTGTCCGGCACGACGCAGTTCAGCCGCCCCCGGAGGCGGAGTTTCGACGACCGGCTCAGGCAACGGAGTTGCCCCACGGCGCAGGCGCTCTGCCCCTGACGGACGCGGAAGTTCACGAGGACCAAACAGCGACAACTGCTGCGGCTCTCTAGCACGCAAAGCCCGTGGTCCCCGTACAGGAACAACCTCAGCGGGCGTCTCGGCAGGAACCATCTGGAGTTGTCGCTGCGCTTCCGCCTGCGCGGTTTCCATCTGTCGCCTCTGGGCAACGGCGCGGTCAAACTCCTGCTGTCGCTGAAGAGCCCGGAACTGGTCCGCTATCTGGGTATCGGGAGGCGGTTGCCGGTCCGTAAACCCCATGCCCGCCGGTGGCGGGGGCGCAAACTGGAACGTCCCTTGGTCAGGACTTACGTCCGTAGCCGGGGGTGTAACCATGGGGGGTGCAAAACTATACGGTCCCGCAGCATTCGGGATGTACAGATTGCCCGGAGCAGAAAGCCCCGGAATCTCGCTTGTCGGACCAACCTGCCCAAACATCTCGCCCTGCGTGCCCGGAGCCTGCACGAACGAAAGACTCGGCGGGGGTTCCGGAGGGAGTGGCAGCCCCGGGAACAATTCCTGCTGCCCGCCACTAGCCGGGCGAGTAGCCGGGGGAATATCCGTAGGGGTCAGAATACTGTACGGCCCAGAAGCGCCCGGGATGTACATACTCTCGTCAGGCGTCTGAAGACCCGGAACCGGCGCAACTGCCCCGGCAGTCTCAAACAACTCGCCCTGCGTACCAGCGGGGGCGTTTGACGGAATAGCGGGAGTAGTCGACTGTCCGGGGTTGAGAAGATTGACCTCCTCTTTGGAGCGCAGATTAGCGGCACCGCCAAGAGGACCGCCGATTGCAAAGCCCGCCGCAAACGAGTTGATAAGCCGGTCGACGGACTCCGGCGAAGTGAAGTCCTTCCCGCTCAGTCCGAGGAGGAGGCCTTCCTGACCCGCCTCGGTGGTTCCTTCAGCCACGCCGCCAGCAGCAAAGCCAACACCGAAACGACGCCCGTACTCAAGCCCACGACGCGTAAGAGAAGTACCGGGAGCCATACGAGCAGGCGCACCAGCGCCGCTAAGCACGCGCCCGATGAGCAAGTACTCAGGGAGAGTTTCGAGTGCAGCGTACGGAAGCGACCCCGCAAGTGCGGTAAGTCGTGCGGTAGTGTCATCTGCGGTAGCCCCCGATTCGCGGAGTTCTCCATAGATATCCGCAGCGCCAGTTCCGATGTTCTGAGCAAACGACGCAGTCACAGCGCCAGCGATACCCGCCGCCTGACGAAGCACCTTGTCGTCTTTGAGCAACTGCGTCTCAGCAGGAGTGAGCACTTCCTTTGCCACGCTTTTCTGCTTGGCAGCATTGATACTCTGGCTCCACGCTTCCCTGCCCAGAGCCGCTCGTTTTGCAGCCGCCAACTTGATTTGGTCCTTGAACGCGGATTTGCCCGCAAGCCCAGCGATAGCACCGCCGACAGTACCGGCAGGACCAGTGGCTGAACCTACAGCCGCACCAATGCCAGCCGTAAGCACGGACTCAATCAGGTTCGGTCCCTGCTGCGCGAGGTTGGCTACGAACCACTCGACTGCGTCGTCCCCCGACTGGATATCAGTGAACTGCCGCTCGAACGGTGCGGTCTTGGCGAGGTCGGCTTCCTGCGCGGCGACGATGTTCCCACCGAATTCTTCTGCCCCAGCAAGTTGTAGCCCCCGCCCCACAAGCAGTTGCGTGACGTCCACACCACGACCGAAGTTCTTCCGTGCCAACCGGGGGATGCTCGGATTGCGGATGCTGTTGGTGTACTGCCGATACGCTTCGGCGTCGAGCGGGGTATATCCAGCGGGGAGTTGTCCGGTGCCCGGCTGGTTCAACATCTCCTCAGCCTGCAACGCAGTGGCCGCATCGTCGGCGGCGAAGGAACGCCCCTGCACGAACAGTTCCCCGGTGCCCTCGTTGATACCGATGTCAGGCGGAGGCGGGGCCAGTTTCGGCATAGTGAACTGGGTGCCAGAAACAAGTTGCTCCCCAAGCGCCTTCATCTCGGCGAGTGACCCGCCGAGATTGTCGATGCCGATACCCGCCGTCGGAGTGAAGGGGGCGTACGGATTCGGAGCCGGGCCAATGTTCATCTTGCCCAGCGTCGGACTGGCGAATCCAAGACCCGCTTTAGGCTTTGTCATTACTGACCGCCTCGCGCATACGACTGTAGCCCAGCAACCGGCTGAGCCGTCATCACGTTGACTTCCACGCCGTCAATTTTCATAGTACGACCCGCCGGATTGTAGGTGTACGGCTGACTGCCGTCCTTCGGCGTAAGCATAACAGTACCGTCGCCAAGGGGCGTAACGGTGTAGCCACGCTGCTTGAGCATTTCGAGGCCCATCTCAACATTACCCTTAGCCTGTACAACAACAACTTCTCGTACCATTGCCGCTTCCTGAGTAGCCCGGGCCACGGCAATCTTACTTCTGGTGTCAACGTCCGCCTCGAACAGTTTTGCATTAGCCGCAGCCGAAGCCTGTTGCATGGCGTCACGGTAAGCTTTGTCAAACGAACCCCGAGCCATCTGAGTAACTTGGTCCTCAGTAAGCCCCTGTCGATATGCCTGCCCGTTGACCAACACGTTATACGCCCCATCGCTTCGGGGCTGCACTGCGACCTGCATACCAGAGTAGTGACTCCACACAGCGGCTAGCCGCTGGGGTGCCCCGGCAACTTGGAGTTCTTGCAGCCCGAGTTCGCCTTGAAGTCGCATGGCATCGTTGTCAAGCGACAGGATTTGCTGACGCACCTGCGCGTACTCGTTACCCATACCAGACCGCTGGTACATCTGAGCAAGTCGTACCAACTCACCACGCTGCTGCTGAGCCACCCGCATATCCTGCGTGAGCGCGTTGATGTCCGGAACGTACCCCGGGGTTGCAGGTGCAGTAGGTGCAGTAGGTGCAGTAGGTGCAGTAGGTGCAGTAGGTGCAGTAGGTGCAGCAGAGGCTGTCGTTTCCGTGCCGCCTGCCACCGATACCCCAGCGCGTGCTGTATTGGGCCTGCTACCCGTGTACGCGTTTTGAATCGCCTGCTGAATCATCTCGGCAGAGTAAGGAACCGCCGAGTTCTCCTGCTTAATCATGGCGGTCACAAGTGCTTGTGCGACTTGCGGATTCTGCATGTCAACCGGAGTATCGGGGCTCACGCCCAAAGCCTTGGACACGTTCCGGATATAGACGTCCGTCTTGTTCTCGTTCGCGGGCGCATACGTCGTAATCATCTGCCGGGGAGTCACAAGCCCCCGACTCTGATACGTCATCAACTGGCGCGCCATCGCCCGGATACCGTTCTCCGGCGTGTCGAAGACAAGATAGCCCTTGCCTGTGTCGTCCTTGGCCTTATCGACGCCAACCATGCCTACCCAGTCATCGCCAGACGGGCGAAGGTTACCGGGGTTGTGGTTGCGGATACCGCGAGGACCAGACGTCGGGCGCTCAGTAGGAGTGGTAGCGCCAGTAGCAACGCCCGGGGTTATCAGTTCGCTGCCGGTTGCAGTGCCTACCGACCGTCCCGTACGAAGTTCAAACAACCTACGCCGTTCGTCTCCAGCGGCAAGGTCTTGCTGTTCAGCCTCTGCAACTCCACGGAGGGTTGAGCGGGCATAGCCCATTTTATTGCGAACGTCTACAAACCAGCGCGGCGGAACGCCTTTACGAACCAAGGCGTCTTTCACCATATTGGCCGTACGCTCGTCGCGTTTACTGATAGCCAAGGCGTATACCGACGTCAAATCGGCTACAGAGGCTACATCTTCGCTCCGCTCTACAAAACTTCTCCGCAAGTCTCTTGGAGCATCGCGCAACCGCGTGTATAGCCCCTCGTACCCATTATCGACGGGTGCAGTAGGCGCAGGCGGGGTCACACCAGCGCGGGCTCCGTTCGTTTCGCCCGGGAACAGTACTTCCGACGTAGTGGCTTCACGCCCAAGTTGCTGCCGTGGTGCAGGAGTCTCAGCAACCGGAGCCTCAATCTGCTGTACATCGACGGGGGAGAACGACCCAAACGCCGGGGCGGGCGCGGTCGGTACCTCCAGTGAAGTCTGCTCGCGGCGGAGCCGTTCCAGACGATTGCGCTCTTCGATTACCAACTGCTGGTCTCGGGCAACTCGCTCGGCCTGCTCAGCCGCCCGCATCCGGTTTGCGACGATACCTGCACCGCTAAGGACTTCACCGATTTTCATGGTTTACCCTTCCTGCTGCTCTTCGTCGCCAGTGCGACGAGACATGTCCCGACCGGTGATAGACCCGAACAAGTCTCCAATATTACCAACGCTACTGTCGCGGCGGTTTGCTCGGTTTGTATACATATTTCCAAGCATAGTCGATTCACTGATGCTGCTCGGGGCCGAACTCGGCATCAGTTGGAGGCCAACCTGAAGCGCCCCACGACGCCCGCTAACACCCTCGCCATATCCGATATCGTAGGCAGTGCCGACGTTGCGTGCCGTACCAAGCCGATAGCGCCGCTGCTCCGCAGCCAAACGCGTACCAGTAAGTCCACGGGTGCCTTCGCGTTCAGCCTGCACACCAGCCAGTCGGGCACGACGAGCCGACTGCAACCCGAAGTACTCGGGGTCAAAGTACTTGGCGCTACCCAGCATATCCTGTGCAGCCTGCAAGCGCTGATTGAACAGCCCCATGTTAGTTGTACGCAGTTGCTCAAGTTCGGCCCGCTGCTGAGCCAGCAAGGATTCCTCTTCCGCCGAGAGCCCGCTGCCGGCGATGTACGAACCGGCAATCTGCCCAGCCGCCCGAAGTGTAAAATCTGCCATTTTCTCCGGGGTAAGTCGTTTGGCTACGGCCTGCCCGAGGTCTGAGGATTTCATCCGCTGCCAGAGTCCGGGAGACTCCGTAGCCGCCGGAGACGCAGTGGTAGTAGCGCCCTGCGTGGGTTGATTTCCCTGAGTTGCTGCTGCGTCGGACAACCCAGCGGTCACGGCCGCTTTAGTTCCTTCCCAAGAGGCATTGGAGCCAACGCTAGTACCACGAGAAGCCTGCACAACCGCTTCTTCTAACGGTACGGACAGCCCGGCACTGGTAGCGCCAGCGGTAGTTCCGACAGTTGTGGCAGCAGTAGCGGGAGCCGCTACCCCAGCGGCGGGGGCACCTGTAGCACCGACGCGGGCAACCTCTACGGGAGCATTTCCGGCAGCAGTTCGCGCAGCCGCAAGTTGAGAAGCCTGCGTGTACCCACCGATACCGCCAGAGATAGCACCCGCAATAGCCGCTTTTCCTACGTCCCCACCTGTTGCGGCAGCGATTGCCGCGTTACCTGCGGCGTTGACTGCTGCGGACGTAACGGTCATGGCCGCGACCGACCCTGCCGCTGCTGTGCCTTTAAGTAGCGCTCCGGCGACCGCCGGGGCAAAGTACGCAACCGCGATAGCAGCCGCGACGGTGAGAATCTTTTTTACAGACTTGCTCATGGTGACCTCAATGGAGGGTCATGCGTACGTAGGCGCAGGACTTGTCAAACCCAAACTTCTTCTGGTAAACCAAGGCCCGCGACTGCGGGGTGTAGGCGTCGAGAAACTCGACTCTGTTTGCTTTTAGCCACTCGATGATGGAGCGCCAATAGGCGTTCTTGAACTGCACCAGTCGCTTGCCCTTTCCGGCAAGCGCGATAAGGTCCGCGCCTTTGTGCCCGTTGGCGTCATAGAACTGGAAGGCTAGAGCACAAGATGGCGAGCCGTTGTAGAAGCATACGAAGATAGCCGCCAGCCCGCCTACCCCCAACTCACGGATGCTCTGCGCGCTCATCTCCTGCCGCGCAATCTCATGACTATCGCAGGCCGAAGCAAACAGCGGTTCCAAATGCGGCCACAACTCTTCTACGCGTTGCGGGGTCAGCATTTCAATCGAAAGCATCTTAGGCTCCCTTGTACTTCTCAACCAGCGAGTCGAAGAACTCTTTACCCTTCATGTCGACCACGTGCTTGGGGATGACATACTCACCAGTATGTGCCTCGATGATAACAGGTTTGCTGTCACCTCTCCCCTCTACCTTACCACCCTTTGCCATGGAAGGGATAGCCGGGCCCGGAGCAGCGGCAGGTGTACCGCCCTGCATCATGTTCTGTCCACCAGTATCTTGCTGGACGGCGCGCGCAGCGAGGAGTAGCACCATGACGATGTTCGGGTCGTACTGGTCCGGAAGGTCCCCGGCGGCAGCGATACCCTGCTGCATGGCAAACTGCTTGACGTACGGATACATCTCCGGATTCTGTGCGGCCACCGTCGCCAACTGCACGATGGTATTCAGCTCCTGCTGGGTAAGTTCCCCGGACTGAATCTCCTCCATGATGGCAGTGCGAATCTGCGCCATCGCCTCGGGGTGCCGAGTAGCGACTTGGTTAATCTGCATTTCCATACCCTTGGCGTCCAAGGGTTTCCCGAGGGCAGGGCCTTGCGCTACTCCAGCCTGCGGAGGCATTCCCGGGACTGCGCCCGGGGGCACGGGCATACCCTCACCGCCTATGAACCCACCGTCTTGGTACGACGGAAGCATCCCCGCCTGCGGCGCGGCTAAAACCTCCGGCATCTGCGGAGGCTGGACAGGCGGCATCTGCAATAGACTCGCCAAGGCAGGCGGAAGGTCAAGGCTGTTCGTAGACATAGGCGCGTTGTTCATAGTCAAGCCTTTAGCTGATTGATAAGTGTGTTAAGTGTTTCCCGGATAGCCGCGACGTCGTTAGCAAGAGTCTGGACATTTCCGAGCAGCGTAGTGTAGTCCTCAATGCTGGGGACCGTAACATTACTGACAGTGTACCCGGCACCCTGAGCAGTGACCTGCCGCATGTTCTGATTCGGTGCAGGTACGACACCAATCTGTCCCTTGAACACCGCTCTACCCGGCTGGTCACCACGGGCCCCGACCATGACCTCAACGTTTTCTTTCAGTGCCGAAATGGCCGCAAACTGCCATGGGTCAATCCCAGCCTGCGGAACGGCCGGTACTGCACTGAAACGTATGACGTTTTTAGCCATCACAATCCCTCAAGGCCGAGTGCTGTTTCGGCAACTTGCAACTCCCGGATACGGATAGCCGCTTCGACTTCAAACTCAAAACTATCCGACCGGTATCCATTAGGAAGCCTGAACATCTTGCTGTCGTTCAGCCCTCGCGTAAACGCAAGCGTCTTGTCGACGTATAGTTTGAAAAACAACTGGTACTCGGAATCGAAGGTAGCCGTCGTATTCTCCCAGTTTGTCGCAGTAGCCTCCCACAGCGTAATAGCCGGATTCGGAGGCGGCGGTCCATAGTCCGCGATTACCCTCGCCGCACCCATGTTGAGGACGTCCTTGGTCTTGAACGTTTTGGACTTCCACTGCTGCGTAAGTAGCGGCTGCGTGAGATTATCCCACTCGTAGATGTCCTCGTTGCTGTCTGTCGTGTAGTAGACCTTGTTAGTGCGGGAGTCGTACCACGTGGCGCTGAATATCTGGTCAAGCGTTACAAACAATCCACCGGCCCGTTCGTCCCGCTCAAACGTAAACGCCCCCGTAGAGTGAGACGCCAAGTAAACGTCCCCATACGAGGTAGCGACAATCGTCGACGGGTCAAGGTCAGTGTTCCACGTGTCGTTACTGTAGTTGAACTTGGTCAACACCGCAGTGCCAAGCGAGGAGTAGAACACCAGTCCGTCATGAGAGGCCCATAGGACTCCTCCCATCATGTTGACGATACTCTTGGCGCTCACGCAGGGGTACCGCAAATCAATGCGTTGCGTCGAATACCCGGCAGCAGGGTCAGACCCCGAAATGATGTAGGGGTACGATTCGGTCAAGACCAGTAGCGCGCCGCTAACAGCCGCGAGCCCGACAATCTCGTGCTCCAGCGTAATCTTGTACGCGATGGGCCAAGCGTGCGGCAGGTTGGGCTCCGAGAAGTACACTTCGTTAGCCACGAACCCAGCAAGCACGTTGTTCTGGATGGCAACCAGTCCTTTCAGACTTCTCGGCGGCGGGTCATAGGTGTCGCTTTCAAGTGCGTCTTCTAGTAGGCGCGAGTCGAAGTCATCGACCAACTGCCAATCCTGTGGGGTCGTAGTACCCCCGGTACCGCGAGGTGCGCCCCAGTAGTACGGCGCATTTGCCCCGCTATACGCAATAGCGAAGTAGAGTTTGCCGAGGTCGCCGCCCAAGGTGTACGGAATGTCTGGCCCCACCTGAGCGAATTCAAATGTGTAGTCGTCGACAAGGTCCGTGACTACGCCATCGCTGATATCAAACGTGTCCGCCAAGCGGATGCGGAACTTGTCGTCGATGCCAAGGTTGTGCGGGCGTGGCAGCGTAACACGCGACACATCGTCCGTACGCTCGACGGCCTTGATGTCGACCGGGTTCCACAACGTGACAAGGCGGAAGTACTCGGTCCCCGAAGTAGACGGTACTGAACGATAAACCCTAATCCCGTCATACCCCACCTGTGCAAGCGGCGGGGAGGGGATAAGAGGGTCGTCGACGACTAGCGTTGGTAGATTGGTCAACGTTACGATTTGCCCGTCGCGTATAAACAAGTCCGCCGAAGGTTCAGATGCGACAGACTCTTCTTTCCACGCTGTGTACCACGTCCAAACATACGTGCGGTTCTGCGTAAGCCCAGCAAGGTCAACTTTTTCAGCAGACGCTGTTCTAGTAGTGAGCGGGAAGCCGGGGCTAAAGTACGTGAACGTTGTAGCGTTGATGACAGTGCACTCGACACTGGTTGCGTTAAACCCCCGCAGGTCAAGATTGACGTTACCGCTAGTACTCGCCGTGGCTCCGGCTGTGACAGTAAACTGACTCGAAGAGTTAACAGTAGCCGTAAACGTACCGTCAATCGCGTTGCCAGAGGTGAAGTCCAAAAACACGGACGCGCCGGTGCTAAGTCCGTGGTCGGTCATAGTGACCGTGATAGTCGTACCGGTTTGCGAATACGTGCCAGAAACCGACGTGAATCCTGACACCGTAACGCTGTTCCCCGTTCGGAGTCCATGCGCTGCCGTAGTCACAATCGTTACGGTATTTCCCGCATCCCGCGCATACGATTGTACAGTCTTAGTTACGAAACTGCTGACTACAGGTGCAATGATGTTGCCCGTAGGAAGTTCCACGCCTAGAGCACGGAACCCGGTATACGCCGCTGGATAGGGTGCGCCGCCCTCTGTAGCCATTGCGTAGTCGCTGACCTTGGGGTACTCGTCACCGGTGTAGTAAAACCGTTGCTCACGATTTTCGTTCGTGGTTGCAACAGCGATGTTGACATCCGCCGGCCACGATAGCCATGTGACCGAGTCGTCAACCGGATTCTGGAGCCCGTAAAGCGTCCGGATAGGTTCAGACCTCTCGGTACTACCGACCTTGACGGGGCGCGGATAGGGGATGAGGTTGCCCGAGTCCAGCTTGAGATTACGCGCAACTTGGGCAGCCGTGTCCGGCAGCAACTCCGAAGCAATCTTCGGGGCTATACCAAGGAAGTTTGTAATCTTTACACCGGCCATTAGGCTTTACCCTTAATCCTCTCGAACGACCGCATGCCGCCAAAGCCCAGCATACCACCAAGCATGATGAGGAGGTCGCTGGTGGCGATGACTGGCGGCACCGGCCAGCCCTTGGTAGCCGACATCCACGCGAGCAGGGGCTGGAGAAGATACGTGTACCCCATACCCGTAACGCAGACCCAGCCAACGGCAGGGCGCCACCCCGCACGAAACGGGTCCGTCGAAGACGCCTCTGCTTCGTTGACTTTCGTCTGGGCGAGCATGATTTGAAGGTCAGCGTCAAGTTGCTTGAACTCGCCAGCCTGCTGAAGTTTGACAAGTTCCAACTGCGCCTGCGCCTTGGCCTGCGGGTCAGGAATCACTTTGTCGATGATTTTGAGGCCTGCTTCCAGAATCGGCCCGAGGAGAAAGTTCATCACTTCACCCCGTTATGTTCGAGCGAATAGTGGTTGCCGTCGTTAAACCGACCACCCCAGCGAGCATCCGCAGCCTGCTTCTCCCACCATTCGCCTAGGGGCTCGTGGTCGCCGGACTGCTCCAGATACTCGTTGTCCTTGAACAGGTTAAGGTCGATGGCAAGGCGAATCTTGTGAGCGCTGCGCGAATGCCCGTAGCCCTGCTTAACGCCCATGTTCCCGTGCACGCGAGGGTCCCGGTAAGCGTCTCCGAGAGAGACTTCGTACCCCAGTTCGTGCGCCTTGTCGATGAGGCGGGCAACCATCTTGGCAAACCGCCGCTGCTTCTGTCCTAAAGTTTCAGACATTACGATGCTCCCAAGTACTTGATGACAAGACCGACGAGGATGCCGAGGAATCCTGTAACGGCTCTATCGACCCATATGTTGGTGCGTTTGTTCTCGACCTGCGCCTGCTCCAACTTGGACGTGCGTCCTTCGAGGTTTTCGATAGCGCGGAACGCCCGCTCCAGAGTCTCAGCAGTCTGGGCCTGCGTCAACTCGACGAGCGCCAACTTCGTGATGGCTTCGGACAACTTGTTTAGGGCTGTCTTGACCTCCGACAAGTCGGCATGCAGAGCGTCCAGTCGGACAGACAATACTTGATTCTCGGGGACCATAAAATCCTCAATATGCGTAGCCGACACCCGCTTCGGGTAGCCGCAGATTTTGGTTAACGACAAACACAGCCGTGGTTCCAAAAGTTGACACGTCTCCTACGTCGAACTGTGAAGACATTGCTACCTGCGAGTTAACGCGCGCACTCACCGTACCCAACGCGGTCGTAATCGGAACCACTCCAACGCTGAACTGAGACGTATTCATACCGTGACTAGACGGTTGTACAGGCGCGACACGCAGTTCAAATCCGGGTAGAACCGCCATAAATTACTCCCAGAGCATCGCGCATCGAGAGCCAGTTGCAGTGGCGTCCCCAGTAGCCCGGTTTGAAAGCGTGATATACGTACGCGGGATTGTCCCAATCGGGGTAGTACTAAACGTTTGTCCGGTTGCAAATTCTGATTCCAAAACAGTAAGCATCTGCGGAACTGGGTAAACTCGCGGCATAGCAGTCCAATGCATAAACGCCTGTTGGTCTGTACCAACAAGCGTAGAAGTAATTCCGTGCGGGATAAACGAATACTCGCCAACTGTATTTACGGGTCTAGTGCTATTAGTCTGGAAGTTTAGCGCTTGAACGCTATAAGTAGAACTTCCGCCCGTAGTAGCTCGTGTGCAGTAAACAGTTGCACCAATATTACTTGGAACACCGTTTTGGTCGGTAGTCCGACAAACCATAAACTCTCCCCAGGCCGAGTCTGAACCGTACAAGTTATTCCACAGCATTACTCCCAAAAATCCTCTGCCAACCGAATGCGACATAAAAGATTGTTTAGGGTTAGAAGGGTCAAAAAGATTTAGACTAGTGGAAGGGTGTACAGTTGTTGCCGTAGATACCGTGCCGGTCAAGTTACCTGCACCGTCGCTTCCTGTTCCTACCGCAAGTCTAAGCCCCGGCGTACTAGATGAACTGCTATTGGTCCCATACTCGATTTTAAGGAAGATAGACGAGTCAGAGAATCGCCAGATTTCATAGCCGGCATAGGTACTACTAACCGTCGGGCGAATTGCGGTGGTCCAGTTGATTTGCCCGGTATCATTGGTTTGGACAAGTCCTACAAGTCCAAACGATGTGGACACATCCGACCCCCAAGCACGGAAGTTGGCGTCAGAACTGTGTGCAACTACGATGGACCAAGCGCGAGCAGTCATGGCGAATCCTCAGTATGCGTAACCGTTACCGTTATCGGGCGGGCGGAAATTGTACAAGACGCCTTCTACGGGGTACCGGGTAATTAACGAAGTCGGAGGAACCGTGTAGTACAACCCAAGTTGATACGCGTCTAGAACCACCCGGAGTACAGTGTATGTAACTCCTGCCGACTGTGGTTCCGCCGGACTTACAGCCAAGTCGTATGCGCGGATGAACGTAGTCATTCCCACAACATCGCTAGTTTGTATGTGTCCGAAGCAGGCGTTCCCGACATGGCAGCACGAGGTATAGTCGAGCTTCCGAGCGCGATATACGTACGAGGCGTCGTTCCGACCATAGTCGTTTGGAACGTAACGCCTTGTCCAATCTCAGACGAAATTACCGTCACGGGGCTAATCAGCGGGTAAACTTTGGGAATCGCCATCCAGTGGACAAACGCCTGCGAAAACCCCCCAACGAGTGACGACGTAATCCCCCCCGGCACCATACAAAACTCTGCGACAGCTGACGATGTAAGAGCGGTTGAGGTACTAAAGTTTAGCGCTTGTGACCGAACAACAGTATTGGCTCTTCCGTAAAATATTGCCCCAATACTGAGGGGACTACCGTTCGAGTCTACCGGACGAGATACCGCAAGAAATGTATATGCACTTTCACCGGAAACTCCCCATGCAATTCCTAGGCAACCGTTACTAAAACTCAAGTACGAAGTTCTAGGTGTACCTGTAGCATTATTACCTGAAGTTACCGCTACTGCATCTGAAACAGTTCCAGTGAGGGTTCCCGCACCATTTGTAGAATTACTGATTGCAACCCGCCACGCGGGAGAAGTAGTACTTCCCCCGGTTCCGTACTCAATTTTGATAAAGATACCGCTATCCGGGTATCTCCAAATTTCATATCCGGCGTAACTAATGGTACCAGGGCGTATCGCTGTGGCCCAGTCAATTTGCCCAGTATCGGAAGTCTTAACAAGGCCAACTTCTGCAAACTTTGCAGATATGTCGACGCCCCACGCCCTAAAACCTGCGTCATTAGAATGGTCGATAGGAAACGTCCAAGAACGAACTGTCACGGGATTTCCTCCACCATCAACTGAATGCTCACGTTGGTGAAGCCGGAGTTCGACTGGAGGTAGAAAGTGACGAGGTCTCCCGCTTGGAACGTAAGCGTCGACCAGCCGGTGAAGTTGCTGCTGAACAGCGTACTACCCGACGTAATCGTCGGCTTGCTGATGCCGCAGATGCTGTGAATGCTAGTCGGAAGCGTAGGCTTCTGAAGTTTCCAGATGTCGATGATGCACGACCCCGCGCCGCCCTGCGTAAGGACGTTGTAGGAAGTGATTTGACACTTGGCGGCAATCTCGATGGTAGCGGCGAGCGGAGCGACAAGCGCCCCACCAGTCAACGTGTACCAACTGGCGCCATGACTACGTCGACGTACCTGAGCTAGCACGCTGTTAATACTGGTCTGTCGGCTTTCGCCGTCCTGCGTCACTGCAATAATTTCAGACCCCGTCAACGGAAGTTCTGCTTCCGGCAACTGGGATACACGCTTGTCGATTTCGGTCATGATGCGAGCCTCAGTAGTAGGGATTACGCGCCAAACGGTTGCATTACCGCTGTCATTACACCGCGTACGGTGCCCAGATTGGCCCGGGCACGGCGCTCGCTTAGGTGGAAAATATACTGCTTGGCGTGGTACGAAGCAAGTTCACGGTCCATCCAGTTCTTGTTGGGCATAACCAACAGGTGCTGCAACGCCCCGTGGATGATGACATCTTGTAGTTCGTCGAACATGACCGCGTCCATACCGTCGGCAGTCCGCTTCGGCTTGAGCGCCAAGAACATGACTACTTCGTACGAACGCTGGTCGTCAGGAATGGGGTACACCGCAAACTTGTCAGGCGTAACTTGGTACATGTTCGCCGGTTCGCCGGTTTCAAACGTGTCGTTTCCGTCACCCAAAAACTCGGTACCGTTTTCGTTCAACATTGCCCCACCGTTTTCCAACAGCAGGTTGTAGAGATTCCCGTTCTCACGACGCAGTTTGCCAATCATCTGGTCAAGCGTCAGGCGACGAAGCGGCTTATTGTTAACGTACGCGTCAAACACTGCATGTACGTCCGTACCTTCCGGCTTACTGTAAACATACTGTTGTACATTTGGCTGAAGCGGAAACGTCGGGACCTGATGTCTCCACGCGAGAGTGCGCTCGCACGCGCGAATAGCCGCGTTGCGGATGTGGGAAACAATCATTGGGTATGGACACCCGGGAACGCTGGGACTAATCTCGTTGACTAGCGTCGAGAAGTCACGGGTACTCATCGGGCTACCTCAGAGGGCTTGGTGTTTTCCTTCAGTCCGAGCGTCCCCTTGGCTTGGAGACTGACGCCTAGCGCCTGCTCGTAGGCACTCTGGAACTGCTGGTAGCGCGACAGGTCCGCCGTGGGATTCTCGATACCCGAGATGAGCATGAGCACCCCCATAGCCAAGGTGTTCTGGAACGAGTCCGGAATCAGCGCAATAGGTTGGTTGAGGGTGTAGGTCGGCGGAGTCTGCGCGTATTCCGTGGTCAGTACCACGCCAACGGCGGGCTTGGGGTATAGGTAGAACCGATTGGGGTTGCGCGGGTGCCGCATGTAGTTGACCGGCGTCCCTGCCGTCGTAGAGCGCCACTGCGGATAGAACTGGTCCATAGCCTCGCGGGATACTTCCACTACCGCATCGCCGTCTTTGACGGCCAAGACATTGACCAGATGGATAGCATCGGCAGGCATCGTCTGCTCGACCACGTTGGGATTCGTGGCAACGTCCGCAGTAAGCGTAAACAAGTCCGGACGCAGGATAGCCGTCTGCTTGAGAATCTGGTTGACGAACGCCAGCAGCACCGACGCACTATAGGTGTTCGCCGCCCGCAACAGTCCGTTGTCCTGTGCGATACGCTTCACATCTACAATGATATCGTTAGGAGTCATTACTGCGCCTGCTGCGGAGTCCTAGTGCCTTGCCCCATGTCGGGCACGACTTCCTTATCAATCAAGTCCCGAGTTTGCAGTGCAAGGCCGAGCGACTGCGTAAACGAGTCCCAGTACATCTTGACCTTCATCACGCCGAGTTGCGTCGGGTTCATCTCGTTTTCAATTGCCACGATGTTGTAGAGCGTACCGTCTACAACCGCAGGCAGGTAGTCATCCGGAAGTCCGACAATGTTGTCGTTGAGGTTGTACGTCGGCTGAACCTTGACGTACTCGGCCTCAAGCGTCGTACCCGCAATCGGACGCGGGTACAGGAAGTACCGGTTTGGATTACGCGGATGCCGCATGAACTTTACCGGTGCCGCAGCAGGCTCGATTGCCCAGTTGATGTCGGTTCGGTTGAACTGCGTCCTGTCAACTTCTTCCAACGTGTTGCCGTTCGTGACTTGGAAAATGTCGACAAGCCGGAACGAATCCGACGGCATCGACTGCATGACGACATTAGGCGTCGTAGAGATAGTAGCCACGGTCGTAAACAGGTCAGGGCGAAGCATTACCATCCGCTTGATGGTGTTGTTGACGAAGACCAGCAGGGTGGCCGCAGAGTACGCATCCGGAGTACGCAAGAACGCACCATCGCGGACAACACGGCGAACACTGTCAATTACATTGGCAGGAGTCATTGCGATTCACCCCTAGGTGACTGGTTGACGGCGCCATCTTCGCGGTCAGTGATAGCGCGGGATTGAAGGTCAACGCCAAGGCCCTGTGCAAACAACTCGTAGGACAGCTTGGCACGCCCGTTGTTGGCGTATTCGTTGTCGATAGACTCTACGGCGAAGATGGTCCCGTCCACCATGGACGGAAAGTATGTATCCGGCAGCACCGCAATAGTTGCCCCGAGGGCATAAGACGGAGGAGCAACTACGTACTCGGCCACAAGAATTGTACCCGCAATCGGACGCGGGTAAAGAAAGTACGCCCGTGGGTTACGCGGGTGCCGAATGAACTTGGTGGGTGTTCCTGCTGCATCCGTAGTCCACTGGGGGTACGTTCGGTCGAACACGTCGCGGTCTACCTCTTCGATAGAGTCCCCGTTTTTGTTCCGGAAAATTTCGACCAACCGCGTGATGGTGCTCGCAAGCGACTGCTCGCAGACGCTAGCAGTAGGCGTAATGTCCCCAATCGTCGTGAACAAGTCCGGACGTAGCAGTGCAATACGCTTGAGCGTCAAGTTGACGAACCCAAGCAGTACCGTATCACTGTTGCGGTACGGAACACTGTCGTCCTGCGTCAGTCTGCGGACTTCAGTTATGACTTCCTGCGGGGTCATTTCGGCCAGCGCTTCCCAGCTTCAGCCGCCAGTTCGGGATTCGTGAACTGCGGAGGCTCCGGGATATTGGCAGTCTCCAGAGACAGTGCCCCCTTGGTCTTGCGCTTCTGCTCGACCACCTCGACGACTTCAGGCTTGACGAAACGCTCCGGAAACGCCTGCTCCTCGGTCACTTCCTCACAACGAGGATTGGCCGCAAGAATCGGGTGCCAGTCGTAGATAAAGCCGTCTTGCTTGTTTCGTAGATAGCGTGCCATTAGCGACCCCTATACGATTTGCTAGCAGGCGTCTTTTTGGCGCCAGCCTTTTTCATGCACTTACCCGCCTTCGCACAGCGGCTAGGCGACGGACAACCGGGACACGTTTTCATAGATTTTTCCTTACCATTTGACCTTGTCGGCCCAGTATGCAGCCGACATCTTACCCTTAGCGATGTTTTTCGCATGTCGGGACTTAAACCGCTCGCGTCGACTACGGTAGGCTTCCGACTCTCCCTCTTTCTTGGGGGAGCCGCTAACACCCTGCTGCCCGAAGCGAATCAACTTTTCTTTCCCAGCGGCACATGCAAGAACTACGTGGGATTTAGTTGGATGCTTGGGGGTCCTCTTCGGTGAGTTGCAGGACATCTTGGACTTGTCGATACGACTAGCCATACGTCACCTTACGGGGCGGAGTCAACTTCGAACGTGATTGTAGCCGTAGCCACAACTACAAGTGTGCTTGCATTCCGAATTTCGACGTACAACTCGCGCTGTACGTAGTTATTGGTAGCCGATAGCGTATAGTCCCGGGTAGTACCGAGATTGAGCCATGTGGCAGGAGTCGCACCGCCAGTAGTTCCGCCACCGAAGATACCGCCCGGACCGCCGCCCTGCGGAGACCACGTGCCGTAAACCTCGTAGTTCGATGCCGTACCACTTACGAGCCACTCGCCACTGATAGCAGTTAGCACGCCCGACAAGTTGGTGGCGGATGCCGTGCCCGTGCTAGCCAGCCGATATGTCGCGGTAGCGGTACCTCCAATACCAGACAGTGAGAAGTTGTCCGCTGTCCTATTGCTCAGCACCACGTCATTCGAGACTACCGTGGGCGTTTTGATTACAACAAACGACAGAACAACCGCTTCTGAAAGAGCCGAACTAGTGGTCGCGTTAAACAACGTGATTTCGCATGACCCGGCGGCTACGGCGGTCACGCTAACAAGGTACGCGCCAGAGGTACCACCGGATTTTACACTGACGACAACCACATCGCCGGCTTCAATTTTGCTGTTAGTAAGGGTAAACGCTACGCTAGTTTGATGCGCTAGCGACGCATTGTTCATCGTAATTTGGCCGCACAAGCGGTTAAGCGTCACGCCGGTAGACTTGCTCGTAGCCTGACCAATGCTGCCGCCGGTACCGACGCCGTATCCAAAACCTGACGTAGCCCGGACAGCCCCGCCGGTAATGTTTGCGTTGTTGGCCGTTTGCACCCCGAGGGAACCGATGCCAAGGTTCGTACGGGCATTGGCCGCAGTAGACGCCCCGGTACCGCCATCGGAAATCGGCAAGTCGCTTAGAAGCCCAGAAAAAGACACCCCACTAATGGTGCCACCAGCAATGTTGACCTTCTGGATGACGACCGAACCGGTGCCATTGGGGGTAAGGTTGATGTCGCCGTTCGTGTTCAGCGACGAAATCGTGTTGCCGTCAAGGCGGATGTTCTCGACCGAAACTGACCCAGTGCCGACTTTAAGCGCACTCGCAACGCCGGTGCCGCCGTAGACAGTCTTCTCGGTACTAGTAAGCCCCCCGTCAACATGGAGTAGTTGCGGGTAGGTAATGGAAATCGAACTGCCAGTAAGAGTTGTAGGCATTATTAGCCCCAAGGGGGGTGGAGCCGAAGCCCCACCCCCTAACCGTTAGACGTCTTACGACGCCATGATTACCCAGTTGGTCCCGTTGCTGACCAGCATAGCCCACGTACCAGCGGTACCTGCAAGAATCGCAGTACCGGCAGTAGCAGAACTAATCGGCAGAACGTTAGACGCATTCGACACCACGGTCTGGGCAGCAATCGTCTTGATGACGATGACCCGCCCGACAAACGACGCAGCCGCCGGAAGCGTGACCGTAATCGAACCTGTACCGTTACACACGATAAAGTTCTCAAGGGCACCGACCGTAAACGACGTAGTCTTCGTTACCGGGGAATCCGCCGAAACACGCACCGAATCAAGAACGGCGTTACCGCTATTGATACGGACGTTATCTAGCGCAATACCACTATAAACACCCATGTTAGTCTCCTAAGAGAGGGGGCCGAAGCCCCCGCCCTAATTAGGCAGCCGCGTCGGCCACGAGCGCCCAGACCCGAACCTTCGCCACGTCAACGCCGTTGTTATCGAGCGTGACACGGATAAAGGACGCGTTTGCCGAGTAGTACGGCTCGGCAAGAGCCGAGGCCGAATTCGACGAGGCATTCAGGTCGAAGTTGCTGAGGTAGCGGGTAGCCGAACCGGAGTCACCCAAGTCCACCGTGGCAGTGGCACCCTCAACCGTCAGCACCTGAGCGCCAGCGGCAAGGACCACGGAACCAGCGGGAAGCGGGATGACCTCCAGCGTGTCCGTCGACGCAAGCGCCGTAGCGCTAGCGGCAGAACGGGCAGCCGCGATAGCCGCAAAGTCGAGGACAACCTCGAACTTATGCACAGCACCACGGGTGGCTTCCGGGAACGCCGCCGTTCCCTTATTGAAGCCCAACGAATCAGTATAAGCAGCCATTTGAAATTACTCCTGCGATTAGGCGAACTGGACGACGGCCTGAGCCAGGGCTTCCGGCTTCACGACCTTGTAGCCGTAGACCTGCAAGCCACGAACGATGTTACCAAAGGTCGACTCCGACCGGATGGTCTCCATGTTCGTCATCTGCGAGGCAAAAGTAAAGCCCATCTTGGTACCCGCGATGACGCTGAACTTGCCCGCCGACACGTTGAGGTTGTGGCTGACGTACACCGTGAACCGGTCAATCATACCCAAACGACCGTTGCGGACGATGGAGGTGCCGTCGCCCGTGAGCGAAGCGTCCTTGAGTTCCGACTTCTTGATGAGACCAGCCATACGGGCCGGAATCACCACGAAACGGCCCTGTTCGGGGCAGTTAGCTTCGTCCAGCACGGTGCCGAGGTCAACCAGAAGGTCAACCACAGCGGTCGTACTCGTAGCGCCATCCTTGGTTACGGTCAGCGGAGCGCCGGTCGTACCGAGGTTAAACGCGCTGCTGATACGGCCCGCAGTCGCACCCTTGTTCTGGGCACTGATACCCGGAAGGATGTCGGTCAGAACGCGCTGGTCAATCTTGATTTTCATCCGCTCCGAGGCGTCCTTGGTCCACTGGTCCATCAGGGTGATGTCGGACTGCACCTTGTCCACGTCGTCCTCGACGCAAGCGAAGTACTCGCCCTTGTCGATGAGAAGCTGGATTTTCGGCTTGTCCGGGTTCTCGACGGTCAGAGTCTGACCCTTGACGTAGTCGCGGATGGTGATTTCCGGCGTCGTGCGGATGTTGACGGTGTCGCCGTACTGACGGATTTCACCCTCGTAGTCAGTGTTCGAGATAGCCGCGAGCACGGTGGCGTCGTAGAAATTCTCGATGAGTTTGCCCGACCAGAGTTCCGGGATGAAGTTGCCGCTGTAATTCGGGCGGCCCGGGGAAACAGGATAAGACATGGTAAAAACTCCTTGCTAATTACGCATTAAGTTGGATGCGATTTTCCCGCTGTGCAGCGAAAATGTCGCGTTCGATTCGGGCCCGCTCCTGTTCCTTGCCGCGATACTTACCCTGTCGCACATCACTGAAAAACTTCTGGATGTCTGACGGAGTATAGACCTTAGCCTTGTTGGACGTCGGGGTTCCGGCGTTTTTTGCACGACCGGGGGTTACCTGACGCTCCAACTCTGAAGTAACAGAAGCACGCCCAGAGGGCTGAGCAACAGTGGCTTGTCCAGTTTTATCAAGCCAAGTGCGGAAGAAATTAGCCACGCGGGCGGCATCAAGCCCCCGCTGGGCATCCTCAAGGTACGTCTGCCTGCTGATGTTGGTAAGAGGGTCAACCTCCAACAACCAAGTCTGGAAGTCGGCGTTGTCGTTTACCTCTCGCCAGTTCGGCACGGTGGCCGTGAGCGTGCTCCAGAACTGCTGTTCAGCCGAGACCGCCTGCCGCTGAGCGACAGCCTGAACCTGCGGAACAACGTTAGTCTGGAACTGCGACAGCGTCTTTTCGAGTTGCGCGATGCGACTAGCGACGGAACCAAGTTCCTCGCGGGTCACCTTACGCATCACTTCGAGCGAATCGCCGTACTCCTCAACATCCTTATCCGTGACCAATCGCTCGGCCTGCGGAGTCTGGGGCGCTGAAGTAGTTTGCGGCTGGTTCGCCATCGACGCCAGCAACTGCTCCATCTGCTGCACTCGCTGCTGCATTTCCCGGTTCTGCGCGTGCAGGCGGGGTACCTCAGCGTTGTACATACCCTGAAGGGTCTTGTATTTCTGCAAGACCGTCTCTTCCGACACTTTGTCATCACCGGCTTTCTGCTCAACTGCCGGTGAAGGAGCAGCATTCTCCGCACCATTCTCGTCGGCTGGGGGAGTGTCTACATTGGGAACCGGAGGAGTCTCGTCGGTCGGGGCACCCTGCCCCTCCTGCGACTCACTACCCGCATTCATCTGCTTGTAGATTTCCTGTACAGCCTCGGTCTGCTTACGAATTTGCTCTGGAAGTGCCATGTTACGCTCCTATCGGTATGCGTGATTAGACGGCGAGTCTTATGACTTTGCCGCTAGGTCAGGGGCATCTTTGGCGAACTTAAGTAGTTCGCCCAACACTTGGCAGCGCCCCTGTGAGACTGCCGGGTTGTTCAGTGCGTTCGGAAGGTTCTCCAGTTCGTGCGTTCGCCAAGCATCGAAGAACTTCAGCAGTTCCGGATACTGGCGCACCGCCATCGCCATGGACTTTACAGTCTCGGGCTCAGGGCGAATCATGCCGCCCCACCCGGGCCACGAACTGTCGTAGCCTCAACCCCACCTTTGGGAGCGCCGCCCGGGAACGTCGGAGCCGGTGCACTAGGAGCCGTCGGCTGCTGTTCAGCCGCAAGCGCCATCGTCTTAGCCTCAACGCGACCCATGTACGCAGCCTTTTCCCGAGATGGGATAACTTCGTCCACTGGCATCTGAAGACCTTTTGCAACCTCCCGCAGAATTGCGGCTCTTCCATCCCGGCCGAGGATTTCGGCGTCAATCGGGTTGGCGGTCGCATTGAGGAACTCGATGCGCCGGAGGTTGACCGTTTCTTTGACGGCGAGGTTAATCGCGCCTTTTGCGACAATCTCGACGTCCCCTTTGATGCTTTCGTCTTCGTCATACCGCATATTATACAGAAACTGACGCGTGACAACAGGTTTTACTACATCCGAGTCAATGTGCATCACAACTTGACGTATTCCCTTGCCCGCCGCACCCATGAGCATGGACAGGCCAGACGACGTACGACCAGCGCCCTGCACGTCCATATCGCCGTAAACGTACCCCGGAATGCCGGAGTGGTCGTCGGCCAGACGGCTGAACTTGTCGTACACAGCCATAAGTTCCTGGACGTTGCTGTCCGGCTGTGTGAACCGGATGGCCGGTGCAGAAGACCCCAGCGGGTCGTTCGTGACCTGCCAGATTTTCCACGGTTGAAGGCTGGTGATGTCCTCGTTCGGCGGGATGCGCTCAATGTTGACTTCGACCTGTGGACCGGACGAGATGCCCATGTTGTTCACCAAGGCGCGGGCAGCCGCGTTGCAGATACCCTGCAAATCCTCGATGATTTTCGGGATTCCCTTACCCCAGAACGCTCCGGGACACTTGATGAACGATGTCTTGCAGTACGGCTTCTCACCCAGCGGGTCGTAATTCAGCACTGCCTTGATGACGTAGTTACCCACCAGCCACACGTTTGCGTCGTACTCCCGCGCCGGGTCCGGGACGTCTTCCTCGGTAAGGCCCCACTCAAGAAGCATCTTGCCGCTGACCTTACCCCAGAATTCCAACGCGTCGAAGATTTCGGTCGGGCGCGTATACGTGTAGTACTTGCGCTGTTCCTCATTTTTGATAAGTTCGACATCTTCGTTAATCCACGACTGCCCGTTGCCAATCTCCAGCACTTTGCGGATGGCTTCGTCGTCGTAGCCTGGCACACCGATGAGGTCTGCCAAGTCGGTACGCGTGAGCGGATGATGCTCGAACAGGTACCCATCGTTGATGTCTTCAATGCCGGGCTCGGGGAAGATGCGGAACGGGTCGACCCGCTCATATTCGGGGGCTAAGCGCTCAATAGGCTCGATAACCCGCTGCCCGGTCGGCAGTACCTTCCACCCAATGCTGCGCTGGCGACGCACCACGGGGCCCTTGAGGAACGCAGCGGGGTAGGTGACAAGGTCAGTCACGAAGTTGTTGAACGACTGCTCCCAGCCGCCCTGAGCGAACTGGTCTTTGATGCGAGTCGCCATCTTGTCGGCGCGGCTCTGGGCTTCCGCCATCACGCGGAACCGGTAGTCCTGACTCACCATCTCGCGCAATTCCAACATCTCGGCCTGCGTAGGTGCAGTACCAAGTTCTTGTACGATTCTCAGGACTTTCTCGGCAAACTCGGATTCGATTTCCTTGGCCTGCACCGGCGACAAATCGGGGATAGGCGTAGCCTGCAAGTCCCACGGAGGCGCTCCGCTATCGAGCAAGATATCGCGCAGCCAGCTCTCAGCGGCGCGGCACTTGACCTCGGTAATCATCATGTAGACTTCCGAGCCGCCCTGACCCCGGATGGCGTTCAACTTGTCCTGTTCGTACTCGCCATTGCGCTGCCGCAACGCACGCAACATCTCGGTTTCGATAGGCTTTTTCGCAATTCGCGCTGCATCCCAGCACTCGCGGAGATGCTCAGCCAGTCCAAGAATCAGCGGTTGATTCTGGCGACTTTCAAGCGCTTCGTCAGCGGCAGCCTTCTCCTGCTTGGAGAGGTCCGAGTTGCTGACAACACGAAGGAAAGTAAGTCCGGCCATAGTTACTTTGATATCCCTTACCGCACTGCGCGGCAGGAGGCAGTATACACAAGATACTGGGCTGTCAATACCCAGACTTTTAAACTTTTTGCCCCCGGGATAAAAAACCCCCGGGGAGTTAACCCGGGGGAAGGGGGTGAAGAACCCCATGGAGGTGACGAGTGGCGATAGTATCAGGTCCAACCGTTGGCGGCAACCCGCTTGACATCACGTTTTTGTGCAAAGTTACTGCCCTGTCCTGGGCTGTCGATGTGAAGCATCAGGTACTGGAGCGCCTCAGCCACGTGCGAGTGCTTATTCTTCTCGATGTCCCCGTCGCCCTTGGGCTTGTACCGGTACCCGCCCATCATGGCGGCCTTGAGTTGCGTACAACGGGGGTCGATGAGGAACCCCGGGTCGCCGTCCACCTGACGCATGAGGAACGCATCCACCGCGTTGATACGCGCCGAGACGCTGTTGGTCCGCGCCGAGATGACCTTCAACCCCTCCGCCTTGATGATATCCACCGCGCTGCGCTCGTCGGTCTGCGCCCGTTGCGTACCTGCCGGGTCGGTTACAACCAGTATGGGAGCCCCCGGAAACCGTTCATAGATGCGCGGTTTGAGTATCGTACGCACGAACCGCTGCACGCCCATATCAAACGATACACACTCGTCTAGAATCAGTGCGCGCCCACGCGGGTCCTGCTGCCCAATGACCGCCGCCGGGGTAAGGCCTAAGTCCATCCCGATGATTACAGGTCGAACGCCGTTCATGATGGGCGTTAACTGCGACTTAGCCATGTGGTAGTCGGGTCGGAAGTACTTGTAGATGGGTGTGCCCGCGAGCGACAGCCCGTACTCGCCGTCGATGTAGACCCGGATGTAGTCGTCCCCGCGACCTTGAGTGTCGTAGTACCCGTCGGGCAGGTTCTCGATGTTCTCGGCGTAGGGACTGCGTCCGGACGGCTGCTTGAACACCTCCCACCCATTGTTGTTGGGCGACACGCCGTCTTTGGGGTCCAGTCCTTCCATCTGGTAGAACCACCAAGTGTCCATGGTTGGCGGGTTGGTATCGCCCCACATTCCGTGCCACGTCGGCCCGCCGTCCTTCTTGGAGGGAAAGCGTCCGATGCGCTTGGACATTGCGTCCACGATGTCGGGGTGGATATCGCGGCACTCGTTGAACCACGCGCCGGTAAGTTCCAGCGAGTTCAGGTTGGCAACGTCATCCGCATCGTCAAGGGCGCGGAACATGATTTCGCACTCGACGTCCCCGACGTTGAAGAAGTACGTCTTGGTCGTACGCATGAACTGCCCGCAGTCGCCCGGCGGAAACCAGTCGAGGAACGTCTTGATGGTGGTGTCCTGCAACTGCCGCGCAGTCTCGCGGACGACCGCGAAGCGGGTGCGCCTCTTGCCCCGCTCGTCTGGCATCTGCATGGACGCACGCCGGATAATCTCGAAGCAGCACGTGACGCTCTTGCCCGAGCCGACAGGCCCCATAAGCACGCGCATCTTGGCGTCAGCCGCCATGAACTTCTTGCCCGTAGGCGGAGGCGTGTAGTCGATTTCAAGCGCCATCGGACGCAAGTTCCACGAGTTGGACCACGAACGCCCGGGTCTTCTTGCCGTTGCGCTTGGTCTTGGCTATCTGCGTCCGGAACGAAATCCCGGCGTCTTTCAACGCAGCGGTGAAGTTGTGGTACTCCACGGAGTTGTCGAACACTGCGGCTTCGTAGCCGTCATACGTCGTGTGAAACCGCCTGCTCAAGTGCAGGGGAAGCGTCAGCATAGTCTGTCTCCGTGAGGTCGATAACGCGTGCATCCTCGGGCGAATTGCCGAGGTTGATGGTGATGCGTACTCCCGCGCCGCCCTGCCCGTTGTCGGTGCTGTCCTTGGGCTCAAGCCCGGCCCACTTGACCGTCGACTTGATGAGGTCGGCCTTGACCGCAGGCGACACGCCCGGGTCGTGGATGAGGAGGTAGGAGGTGCTGAGGAGTTCCTCTGCCTGCGCCCGCGCCTTGAGCCGGAACGTGAGGCCCTTGTCGCGGATTTCACCACGCAGGATTTCGACCTTTTTGAGGAACACCGGGTCGGCTTTGTAGCCAAGCATATCGCTAGCGGTCAGGTTATGCCGGGTCATGACCTCGGCCATCGTCTCGCCACTGCCCTCAAGCGTCAGCGCGACGTCAAACGCAAGCCGGTCGGACCACTTGGTCAAGCCAGTTCTCATGCGTAAGTTATATCAAGGCTGGTGAAGATGGTCAACTGCCAAGGCGTTTCTTGTGTTCGCGCCAATGGAGTATGCGGTGACAGTTCGAACAGAGCGGGATGCACTTGGACTCTGCTTCACGTATCGCGGCTGGAAGGTTGTTGTTGCGTAGCAACAGGTTTATCGAGCGTTTGTTCTTGCGTACCACGTGATGGAAGTCGATGACTGCTGGATGTGATGCGCCGCATTTCTTGCAGGCTTTGCCGGCCTTGTACGCCACCCACGCTTGTCGTAATGCCTGCTTTCGGACCGCAGCCCGCTTGATGTACCGGGGGGCATTTTCCTGGTAGTGCTTGCGGGAGTAGCCCGGCTGCTTAGCCCGTGCAATATCTTTGTCTTTGTACGGCATGGGGGTGGAGTATAGCAGCAATTCAGTGCGCGCAATGTACTTACAAACTTTACATCGTTGAAAAATTGGGTCGTGTTATGTGCGGTTTACTACCTACACGGGGGGGCCTGCGTCGCCAGTCCATGTACCCCCCCTCCCCCACCCGCCCATGCGGGCGCGAGCCGCCCGCGACGCCTGCCGCGACGCCTGCCGCGACGCCTGCTGAACCGCTAAAACTGCCGCCGAAACTGGGCAAACTTGACACGGTAACGGATTGGTGCTTTACTTGAATCGTCGGCGGCGCAAGCCTAACCCGACACCGGAAGCCACCGCGCAACCGGAGTTCCTTAACAACCTGATAGGTGCAATATGAGCGACAAGCTCACATGGGTCCCGGTGTCCCTTAACACGCCGGAACTGGTGGACCTCAACCAGAGCCGTATCACGGCTGAAGGGGTCGCCGCCGAACGCCGCAAGGTGTTTGTGGAAAAGGCCACCGCGCATCTGGCGAGCAAGGGTGTCACCGCGCCCGCCGGAACGCGTCTGGTGTTCTCCTTCAACTACGGGGTGGCCATCGCGTTTGCCCCGATAGCGAAGGGCGGTAAGGGTGGCAAGAGTTCCATCGAACTCTAGCCAAACGGGAAGGGGCGGCCACGAGGCCGCCCCGACCTTAACCGAGGAGAAGTGTAATGCCGAAGAGAACGAAGCAGCGCGACCGGGACGCGGAAATCCTGGCCGAGCAGGAACGCGTGTTGCGGCAGATTGGGGAACTGGAAGCAATCTACATGGCACTGCCGTTGACGCGTGGCCAATGGGAAGAAATCAAGGCTGCGCGGGCGCAGATTCCGAACCCGGAACGAGACGCCGAGGTCGCCGCAGCAGTGATTCGCGCGAGGAAGCGATTTGCATCCATCGCGTTTGCGACGAAGCAGTACGCCGACACTAACGCGGCGCTGCTGTAAACCGGAAGGGGAGGGACCACCAACCTCCCCGACCTTAACCGAGGAGAAGTGTAATGGCTATGAAAGTCTACATTGGTAGGTTCGTAAAACTCCGGTTTGGACCTCGCCGCTACTGGCGAACGGAGTACTGCCGAGTCGGTCACCTGATACTCTGCACCACGCGGGTGTTGGGCAACTGGTACTGGATTCACAGCAAGCGAGGGTTCTAACTTTACAGCCCCGGGTTAACAGCCCGGGGTTTCTTTTTGTCATGTCTTAAACCTAACACTCACCGGGGCTCTTTCTTACTCCCATACGTCGGGGGGTCCTCGCTTGCCTGACAATCCGCGCGTATTATACTTAATGGCTTAGCATACATGACACAATCTAAATGCCTCGGCAACAATCTATCCGAAACTTGACGCGAAATTTGAAATTTACCTCGTCTACTTTACATGTAAAGTTTTGTAAGTGCTTGATTTGCCACAAGTAACCAGCAAGTACTGAAGAAGAGTGATATAAATAATATAAATAATATACTGTTTTTGTGTATACCCTTTTAGCGATTTTTGAAATTTCGACTTTACATGTAAAGTGCTATAACCCCAACTCTGTAGCGCCTTATTACTTCAAAAAACTTAGATTATTTAGATTGTTGCCCCCAACCCCTTGATTCCTATAGCATTTTCACGATATATACACCTTAGATTGTACATAGATTGTTCCGCAACTACTTAGATTGTGTAATCTTGAGGTTACCACCACAACCCTAACCCCTCCCCCCTACCCCCCTCCCCTTCCCCGAACTTGACACGGCGACCGGGCCGTGCTGTAATGTTCTGGCCTCGGCGGTCGCCCCGCTGATGGCGCAAAGAAGTGTATAGTAAAAACTTAACATGGAGCACTAGACTAATATGTCAACCAAAGCAAAGCCGAACTTCGTGGCTGTCAACGAAGGGTCCCTCTCCTCCGATGCCCAGTCGCTTCTCGCCAAGAAGCGTGAGGCCGATAAGCAGTCCGCTGCTTACCGTGCGGAGTTGGAGGCCATCGTCACCAAGGCCGCTATCGCCAAGGGCCTCGTCAAGGCCGACCAGACGCTTCTGTTCGGTTACCGCTTCGGCAACTTCGCCATCGCGGTGGTGAACAAGGCCGATGTGGAGGCCAAGAGCGCTTCCAAGAACGCCATCTCGCTGTAATCGTCAACCCCCAACATCCTGAGCATGATGTAAAACTGCTCACTCACTACACATTACACAACTGAGGTATACACCGATGAAGTTGACAGTAGACGAACTGTACGCCAAGTACCTGACTGCCAAGCAGGAGGCCGATGATGCCTTGCGGGTTTACACTGCTGCTCTTGAGGCCGCTAAGACCGGGGAGTCGCCCACCGCGTATTCCTACGACCACTCTTGGAACAACCTCCGCTACTCCGAACAGGTCATGAGGGACGCATGGCGCAACTGGCAGAAGGCCAAGCATGGCCCCAAGTGGGGGATGCAGTGATGCTCTGCTTCATGTCCAAGACCAACACGGCCCTTGTGCCGCTCAACGCAGCGGTGAAGTCTCTGGAACTTTACGCCCTGTCCAAGTACGAGGAGGGTGGCCACTGGGTCTACGAGACCTACAGCACGGACGACTACATGGCTGAACTCCAGACTGCCAATGGCAATCTCGACGAGGCCAAGACGCTTCTGCGTCGGTACTGGCAGCGGTGCAACGAACAGCAAGCCGAAACTCGGTGGGAGTGAACATGGAACCCTACGACATCAAGGTCATGCTGACCAACAACGGATTCTGGTACACCTACTGGTACTTGACTGGGCACAGGTACTGCGTGAGGAAGTACGCCCTCTGGCTGATGTGGGTGGCGTACTGGGCTAAGTGGCCCGACCACGCTCCCTGATACAGGTCGAAACGCCGAGAGGCGTAGTGGCGTGATGCGCCACCTGATGAGACCATTCTACAACATACGGAGATACGAAGTATGGCTGAGGTCAACAAGGCGAAGAAGAACCAGTCCACCCACAACAAGGGCAAGTACACGGCTCAGTACGGCATCACTTGGAACAACAAGCGTCGTGCCATCACCAAGCACCTGACGGCTCTCAAGGCCGCTCTGGTCAACGCCACCACGGAATCGGGAGTTCTGTGGGAGCGCAAGACTCGGAACATCACCGCTGCCATCGCTGCGGCGGAGGCGGCTCTCAAGTCCCTGCCGCTCAAGAAGGGGGGCTGACCCATGCTCCCCTACATCGGTCTGGCGTTCGTCATCGGTGGGTGTGTGATGTTCTCGGCAGGGAACGCGATGGCTTCGGCTGTCGTGCTCATGTCGTCCATCCTCACCGTCGTCATCGGTGTCCTGTTCATGTTCGTGGAGGACTGACCCATGTTCCCGTACATCAGGTTCCTGTTTTGCGTCGGCGGCGGCGTGTTCTTCGGTAGGGGGATAGAGACCGGCAATTACGGCATGGCCCTCTACGGCGTTCTCGGTGTAGTCATCGCTTCCCTGCTGCTCATGGTCGAGGAGGACTGACCCATGCGTGAGGAGATAACTGTCGTCAAGCCCATGAAAGACGGCGTAGAGGTTACTGACGGGGATATCAGCATCCCTGTGTCCATGCTCCGTCCCATCATCCAGGCGGTGTACAACCGGGCTTACACTCGGGGGTTCATCTTCGGCTTCGGTACTGCCCTCACCGGGGCGGTTGTCTACTACATCCTCGGAGGGTGACATGACCGAGATGACCAGAAAGGAACTCATCGACGCTATCGTCAACCGCGTCATCACCAACATCTGCGAGGACTACGACGGTGGTCTGGAGGCGTGGGTGGAGGATGTGCTGAAGGACGGACGGATAGGCGCACCGCTGAACAAGATGTCAGACGATGCGCTGCGGGTCCGCTATACGCAACTGATGGAGGAGGACAAGGCGTGACCAAGTGGGAAGCATCCGCTATCGCCCTGTCCATCGGGGCGTTCCTGTTCGCCACAGTAACTTGTTGGCTAGTCTGACGGGGGGTATGTCATGAGCGACACGGACTCGGGTGTGCTATGTCAATCCTGCAACCTGCGGCGTATCAATCCGCACCGCTTTGATATCGGCTACACCACTTGTATGCCTTGCGGCGAGAAAGCCGCCAAGAAGCGTAAGCACACCATCGTGCCGGTTCACAAGAGTGGCTACATCGTGGTGTCGAAAGAGTCCAAGGAACTGTTGACTCAACTCAACCGCCCCGGTCGGGGCAGCGATTACTAACGGGGGACGACGATGGACAAGACCATAGACAACACCCCCTTCCTCCGGTGGCGACACCTGATAGGGACCGACCCGGCCTATACCAAGTTCATAGCCCGCCATGTTGCGATGAAGGGGCTACAGGAGAACTTGGATATCAGGATGCTACTCGCCGACATCTACAACTACGAGTACACCCGCCGGAATCAGGTGGCCCTAGTGCTCGACAAGATTATGGGAGGCTTTGATGGATGACTACGATGAAAAACCTTATGCCACCCCGTACAGCCGTTGGCGGCGGTTGATAGAGAAAGAGCCGTACTACAGCAGGCACTACGACCTTGTGTATACGAGGTACACAGCAGAAGGTCCGGTACCCGGAACCCGTATCGACAACAGCGAAATATACAGTTACGAGGTTACCCGCAAGCACTCGGTGGCTGCGGTGCTCGACAGGATTATGGGTGGCCTATGACCAAACCCATGAAGTACATCAAAACCGGGAGTCTGTGGTCCAAATCGTATAGTGCGGAGTACTCGGCTATCTGGAACAAGGAGATACCGCTCGAAGCGGACCGCAAGAAGTTCATGACCGCCGACATGAGTCGCCGCAGGGCAGTTTTTGATGTTTATGCCAGTTTGTATAGCGGCGAGACGATTGACTCCTTGTCAATCCCGTGGGGGTGCTGATGGGACTGGTCATCAGTAATGTACAGCGTGAAGCACTGCGGATATGGGCTGGTAGTCCGTACGACTTCCAGTTGGAGATTACGGAAAAAGAAGCCAAGCAGTTCTTCCACTACGAGCAGTCACGCGTCAAACGCGTGACAAGTTTCTACCATACAAATGTCGGAGGTACAGATGCAGACATTCATGATAGCGCACAGTCATTATAAGACAGCGCGGGACTTGGACGATAAGCGGCTAGGTAAGCAGCGCGTCGAGACCAAGCAGATTCTCCGTGCTCTGGAGGGTCGTACACGGGGATGGGTCAACCATCCTGCCACCAAGATGTGGGAAGGGTGCGAGTACGCACTCGCCGTCTATGGGTGGATTATGTGCAACGAGTGGACCGAGCGTGGGTTCAAGGACACCCTGACCGCTTACTTCACCGAGCGTCAGGCGTACTACCTCAAGTTGCATTTCCTGTTCGGCAAGTCCATATCCGAGCCGTGGTGGATGGAAGAACTGGATACCTACGGCAAGGTCATCCAGTCACACCGCAGCAACTTGCTGCGTAAGAAACCAGATTTCTATGGGAAGTATTCGTGGAAGGTCAACGATGACCTTCCTTATGTGTGGCACAAAGGCAAAAAGGAGGAATGATGAAGCGTTTGTTCATGTTGAGACGCGGAAAATCCGGCTCCCCTGTCAAGGGGGAGGACGGAGCCGTGATGTATTTCGGCAACAAGATGGAAGCGAAGAAGGCGAGGGGCAACCCCGAGAACTCGGAACTCGTCGTCTCTTTCGGTCCCGACCACAACAAGTTCAAGCATGGAGGTAAGTGAAATGCGTCCCACTCTACTGAAGACTACTCTCAAGTCCCTGTTCCCCCTCGGTCGCACGGTGTGTATCGAAGGCCCTCCGGGTGGCGGTAAGACCACCGTCGTGCAGGAGAACGCCAAGGAACTGGGTGTGCACTACATCGAGAAACATCTTCCCACGATGCTCGTCGAGGACTGCGGCGTTCCCGACATGATGACCACCAACAACTCGTTCGGCTACAAGATGCCCGACTGGTTCCCTGCCAAGGGGAGCAAGTGGGACGACGGTCGCGGAGGTGTCCTGTGCTTCGACGACCGCAACCAAGCGGGTGCTGACCTCCAGAAGGTTCTGGCGAACATCAGCCAAGCCCGCACCCTGCACGGTGTCCCGATGGCGGACGGATGGCAGGTCATCTCGACAGGCAATCGCCAGTCTGACCGGGCCGGTGCCAATCGTGTGCTGTCGCATCTCCGCAACCGTGAGACGGTGTTGGAGTTCGAGACGCATCTGGACGACTGGACTGCGTGGGCTATCGACCACGGTGTGAAACCCGAGGTCGTCTCGTTCATCCGGTTCCGTCCCGGTCTGCTGCATGACTTCGACGCACAGCGTGACCAGAACCCGACGCCCCGTGCATGGGTTGAGGGTGTGTCTGCCGTGCTCGGTATCGTGCCGAGTGAGGCCGAGTACGAGTCCTTCAAGGGTGCTGTCGGCGAGGGTGCTGCTGCCGAGTTCGTTGGCTTCGTGCGTATCTACCGCAA